CGAATGTCATATATAAGTAGTGACATTCATCTATTGTTTCAGCGCTGGAGACGCTTGTTCCACGTCCGCGCGTTGTATTCGTCCCGATCGCATTTGCTCCCGTCTGGGGCGATCACCCGATAATGGTCATTCCATGAGCCAGGTTCAAGACCATCGCGATCCTTGTCAATTCGTTTCCATGCCGCCGATTCGGTTGCATGAGTTGAGTATTCTTTCCATTCATCCTCGCGGATAGGACGTCCAGCAACGGGATAGCCTGTATGCAAAACAACATATTTACTCATTTTTTCCTCCACTAAATTTCTAATAAACTTTGATCCGCCGTTATCGCGGATGAACTCGGCCTGTTCCTGCGTGAGCCTGAACGCGGTTTGCTTCATGGTTTCCCCGTTGATAGGTCGGCGACCTGGGGATTTACGTTTTTCTTTCATGGGTTCCTTTCCCCGGTGATTGACCCCGCCGGGAGTGTTGATTGAATTACTTATTTATTTCAGACAACCACGCTTCGCGGGCCTGGATATATTTAACGTTGTCAACATCTTCAAATTTTTTCATTTCATTTTCCAGGGATGATATTTTATTAGCGCGTTCAACTTCCGCGATCTGATCTGCATTTAATTTTGTCTTTGAGGCTTCGCGGTCGGATTCGATTTTAGCAAATACATCGGCAGGTATCGCAACGTACACGCCATTATCAAGTAATTTAGCGGCCCATGTACCATTTACTTTTTCAATTCTCGCGCTGTGTTTGATGCCATTGATTGATAATGATGTTTTCATGCGAATGCCTTCATCATTTACGACTTCGATTTCAATTTCGCTTCCCTTTGATGTTTTCCAGTTCGATTTCATCTCGTATCTCCTGTTCGTTTGATATATATAGTATATAACGTTATACATATAATGTCAATAGGTTTTATAAAATGATGTACAATGATACAATTATGGTGATTGTGCTATAATGGGAGTATGGATATTATAAATTCAGGGCTTATCCCAGACCCGCAAAACGCAAACCAACACACCCAGCGCGGACGCGGATTATTAGAAAAATCCCTCCGCCAGTTTGGTGGTGGCCGGTCTATTCTGGCAGATAAAAACGGTGTCGTAATCGCCGGCAATGCAACGCTTGAAGGGGCTGCCGAGATTGGGCTTCCCGTCCGCATTGTCGAAACAGATGGTAATGAGCTTGTTGTTGTAAAACGAACCGATCTTGATTTATTGAGTGAAACCGACAAACGCGCAAGACAATTAGCCTATGCCGACAATAAAATATCTGAACTTGATTTATCCTGGTCGAATGAACAAATCGCAATAGATTTTCAACCGTTTGAACTTGACGAATGGGGATTTTCAGAAAAAGAGCTTATAAGCAACGATGAAGAAGAAAAGATTGAACAGCGAGATGTGCCTGATGCTGTTTGGCCGTCTGATAATGATATGGGAATACCGCTGCTTGATTCTAACCTGCAAGGAAACGCGCTCGATCTCCCATTTTTATGTTGGGGTGCTGCTGGTAGATCGACAAAAAATAAAGGGACGTGGCATTTTTACACCCAGGATTATAGATATGAGGCGCTATGGAAAGACCCTTCAGGCTTGCTAAATACAGGCTGCGTCAACATCGTTGAGCCTAATTTTTCATGCTACGATCAAATGCCCGTGGCTGTAGCGCTATGGCAGATATACAGAAAACGATGGATGGCCCGCTGGTGGCAATCTTACGGAGTGCGCGTTTTTGTTGATCTGAATGTAGCAGATAAATTCGCAGATATAAATTTATTGGGTGTCCCAAAAGGCTGGAAAGCCTGGGCGACACGATCTTACATTGAACGAATCGCATTGACTGAAAAAGAATATCAAATAGCATGTGACCACGCCGGAACATCATCAATTCTGTTTGTTGTTTATGGTGGTGGTAAAAAAGTTAGTGAAGTTTGCAAGTCGAATGGTTGGCTATGGTTCAACGATCAAGAAAGCGAGGCTAATTATGGCTAAAGGATCAGGCGGAGGCGGAAGAAGTGGGGGACGCGGCGGTGGGGGTGGGGAATATGGTAAAGGCGTTAATTATTCTAAAAATACCATAGGAGCGCTTAACGGAAAACTTGGGTTTGTACCTGCTAGTGATATAACAAAGGTTGTTATTGTAAAACCAACCACAGAAGGAAGCGAAAAACAAATATCATGGGCAAACAATATAAAGACAAACGCTATGCGATCCGTTGATGAAACAGCGGCCCGTGCTATTTCAAAAGGCGCGAACAAGGAAAAGGCATTATCAACAAGAAATAAACTTCTTTCAAAAATAAACGCGGAGACAAACGCGAAAAAGGTTATAGATAATATCAGGGGTAAAGGCGTTGTAGATCTCGCTGGATATTACGGGATAAAATGATGACCAGTAATACAGGCTCGAACAGCGGAAAATTTACCAAAGGTGACCCGCGCATAAATCGCAAAGGCCGCCCAAAGTCTTTTGACGCGCTCCGGGCGCTTGCGCAGGAAATAGCCAACGAAGAAGCGAAAAACGGAGACAGACAGATTGTCATCAATGGGCATATCGTGACCATAGCCGAGGCGATATTACGACAATGGGCAACCAGTAAAAATCCACAGTTGCAAATGCGGTTTGTTGAAGTTGCGTATGGCAAAGTGCCGGATAAACTGGATGTCACCAGTAAAGGCGAAAAATTAGAGCAATCCCAGGTAGTAATTTTTATACCCGACAATGGCCGCGATAACAAAGATACAAGCTCAACCTAGACAGCTTGTTTTTCTTTCGTCGTCGGCAGACATCGCAATTTTCGGCGGTAGTGCCGGCGGCGGGAAGACTTGGAGCCTACTAACCGAACCTCTGCGCCATATCAACAATAAAAACTTTGGTGCTGTGTTCTTTCGGCGTACCATCCCAGAAGTCACCAACGAGGGCGGCCCGTGGGATGAAGCAGGGCAAATATATCCACTGCTGAACGCAAAGTCAAACGAAAATGAGCATCAATACAGCTTCGCATCTGGCATGCGCGTTACATTCGCCCATATGCAGCACGAAAAAGATAAGCTTAATTGGAAATCAAGCCAGATACCGCTGATTATCTTTGACCAGCTTGAAACATTTACAGAAACGCAGTTTTTTTATATGCTATCGCGCAATCGCTCAATGTGCGGAATTGATCCATACATCCGCGCAAGTTGCAACCCAGAACCCGGCTGGCTGGCTGATTTTCTGGACTGGTGGATTGGCGAGGATGGATATGCCATACCGGAGCGTTCCGGCATTGTCCGCTGGATGGTACGCGTAAACGATGTTATCCAATGGGCCGATACAAAAAATGAACTGATCGAAAAATATTCCGGCTGCAATCCTAAATCAGTCACATTTATTTTATCAACGCTTTACGACAATAAAGTTTTGATGGAAAAAGACCCTGGATACCTGGCAAACTTGCAGGCCCTTCCAATGATTGACCGTGAGCGGCTGTTGGGAGATCCTGAACGCGGCGGTAACTGGAAGATCAAACCGAGTGCCGGGAAAATATTCAACCGCGCCTGGTTTGTGCCCGTTGACCTGAAGGACATTCCGCCTGGCGGCGTTATGTGCCGCCGTTGGGACTTCGCAGCCACAGAAAAGCAACTTAATAAAAATGATCCAGATTTTACCGCTTCCTGTCTCATGTTGTTTGTCAGAAACGCTTATTATATTTTAGATGTTACCGCCGAACAACTCCAACCGTCAAAAATTGACCCGTATTTTGATAATCTCACCAACCAGGACGCGGCCAGAGGAATGAGCGAAAAACGCCGGTATATGGCACGCTGGGAGCAGGAGCCAGGAAGCGCCGGGAAGCGCGAGAGCTGGCGTACAACCGTAAAACTGGCAGGGATTGACGCTAAAGGCGTTCCGGCTATCCATGACAAGTTAACAAACTGGAAACCATTCGCAACGATGGCCGAAAATGGGTATAATATTTATATAGTAAAAGCGCCGTGGAATGAGCTATTTTTAAATCACATGCACGGCCAGCCGGAATTATCACACGATGACATAGCAGACGCAGCAGCAGGGGCGTATAATGATCTTGTTAGAGAGAGTAAAACACTAAAAGCAGGGAGCCACCAGGGATAAAAATATGAGCGATCTTGAGAAGGCATTTGCCGCCTTATCGGCAAAATCCAGACCATACACCACATTGATGGACTACGCAGACGGGAACCAACCTCTGCAATATTCAACAAAACGATTACAAGAAGCGTTTGAGAATATCGATACCCGCTTTTCGCAGAACTGGTGCAGCGTGGTGATTGATAGCGAAATTGAGAGGATGAACTTTTGCGGCTGGTCGTTGAAAGATAAAAAAGCCACCCAGAAGCTACAATCAATTTTCGACAGATTAGAAATCTCCCAAGATGCCTATGATATTCACCGCTCCGCATGTATCACCCGCGAGAGTTATGCAATTATCAGCAAAAATGACGATGGGGAAATTGAGTTTAATTACAACGACCCACGCCTATGCCATATTTTCTACCTGGCTGACAATCCCAAAAAGATTGACTTTGCCTGTAAATGGTATCAGGATAGCGGTATATGGCATTTGATTTTATATTACGCTGACCGTTACGAATATTACATCACCTCAAAAACGGATATGCCAACAAATTACAAGGCGTTCAAGGCGGATGATCCAGACAAACAATTAAACCCATACGGCACAGTTCCGGTTTTTCATTTCAGATTATCCAGGTACAGCAAGGGCGACCTGTTCAACATTCGCACCCTTCAGGATGCCGTCAATAAGCTATTCTCGGATATGATGGTTGCCTCCGAGTTTTGCGCGCTCAATCAGCGGTATGTTATTACAGAAGCCGAAACTTCTACCCTAAAAAATGCACCCAATGAAATCTGGACGCTGCCGCCTGGCTCAAGCGCCGGGCAGTTTACCGCGTCCGGTCTTGACAATTTCCTCAATGCCATTGATAAAATAGCAAACTCGATTGCGATTATCAGCAGGACGCCGAAGCATTATTTTTACAGCGCCGGTAATGTTCCTTCAGGGGAAGCGTTGCTTGCTATGGAATCGCCACTAACTAAAAAAGTTGACCAGCGGATAAACTCGTTTTCTTCAACATGGCGCAAAATAGGCGCGTTTCTTCTGCAACTCGAAGGCACGACCGTTGAACCAATTGACATTACCCCTGTATGGAAACCATCACAAAGTATACAGCCAAAGACAGAGGCGGATACCGCTAAAGTCTGGGTTGATGCAACTGTGCCTCTGAAAACAGCCTTATCATGGGCAGGGAAAACAGACGATGAAATCAAGCAAATGGAAATGGACTCCGCCGAAGAAAAAGCGAAAAATGCCGTACTATCAAAACAACTTCTTGACCAGGCGCGGGTAAAACAGGAACAATCGAATGTGATTGACGAAACGGAACAGGAATAAAATGTTTGATGATCCTGTGAAAAGACAAGACCCGGATGTTATCCGAGTTTTGAAAGAATACCGTAAGGCGCTTGATGCAAAAGAACTCGCGCTTATGTCCGACATGGCCGACCGTTGGCTAAAGATCGAACATAAACTTGACGCGGATATTCTGCTACTTGCTCAGGAAATCCAGAAACGACAGGACGAAGGAAAGTCAATCACTGATCAGATCGTTTATAAATCGCAGCGTTACCAGGCTTTGAAGGCGCAAATGGAAGCCGAAATAAAAAAGTACAATGCCGAGTATGCGCTGTCTGCCATTGAACAAGCACAATCCAGTTATGCAACTCTCGGAATTGATGCAGCGCAGAAATCAATCCAAACATCTATCGGTCCGCTGGGCTATAATTGGAGCCGAATAAACGTCAAAGCTGTTGAAAGCATGATAGGTTTTGCAGGGGATGGTTCACCGCTCAACAAGCTGCTAAAAAATGATTATCCGGATGCCGTTGAAGGATTGACAAATGCACTTGTCAACGGGATAGCGCGCGGACTTGGCCCGGCCACCACAGCGCGGAACATGGCCGATGGTATGGGCATGGGATTAGAGCGGGCGGTTTTGATTGCCAGAACTGAAACAAACCGCGCATACCGCGCAGCGTCCACAGAACAATACCGCCAGTCAGGCGTAGTGACTGGATACATGCGACTTGTAAAAAAAGAAACCGCGTGCATGGCCTGTTTGATGCTTGACGGTCAAAAATTAGAGCTTGAAAGCGATCTTGAGGATCACCCTGGCGGGAAATGTACCGCCATTCCAATTATCCCTGGCGTAAACATCAAGTGGGAAACAGGCCCCCAATGGTTCAACAAATTACCACCCGAGCAACAGTCCGCTAAAATGGGGAGTGAAAAATTTGCACTCTGGCAGGATGGACAATTCAAATTGTCAGACCTTGCGCGAGTAAAACATAGTGACGTGTGGGGCGATCAGCCGCAAGTGGCGACAATCGCACAATTGACGGAGGTCTAAATGAAAATCGTATATTATCACAATTACAAAACAGGCGAGTCAATCCCCGTGTACGTGGATGAAGGCGCTATTGGATCAATATCATACGAACATTTGAGGGTTCACAATGGGGAAATGTTCAGGTTTTGCTATTACACAACTGGAATAGCAGGATCAGGAACCGTCATTCTTCAATGGACGACCGGAACGAAATCAGTTCATGCGGTTTCGTTATTTTCCGCAAGCGGACAGGCCAACATAAAACTATATGAGGGCGTGACATCCACAGGCGGAACGACTGTGCCAGTTTATAACCTAAATCGTCCTTCAATATTGGCCGCGTTGACGGCCATCAAGCACACGCCGACCGTATCAAACTATGGTACTACTATTCTGCGCGATGAATTTGTACCTGGTGGAAGTGCTGGCGGTAAATCCGGTTCATCATCCCGCGAAGGAACCGAGGTTATTTTGAAACCGAGTACAAAATATGCTATCCTGATAACTAACACCGGATCAACCGCGATTGATTTATCGTACACCGGAGACTTCTACGAGGAAGATTAGAAAAGTGAACGTGTTCCCGTTTGGCAGATTTGACGGATTGATTGACACAATCGAACTTGTGAAGCATATCAGAAATAGATCACTTCGCAAACATCGATTAACTTTCCGCATTTTGTACAGATGGAAAGAATACACGATAGAACGCGAAATACACCACGCCGGAGACTTGACACCGGATCAATGCAATCTGATTGCAGAAAACGTATTCAATGAATTATTACTTTCGATAGGAGAACAGGCATGAGCGATCGTGAATTTTGGGTATTGGTTAGAGGCGCGTTGTTGGCATTTGTTGACGCGATAGAACGCAAATGGCAAATAGGAAAATTCGCCCCAAAGGTAAAATAGTGATCTTTGGCACTACCAAATAAAAAAATAACCCGTAAAATAGAATGAAAGGGATAACCATGATAAACATAAAAAGCCTATTCATTCTATTTTTTATTTTGACCAACCAAAGCGCGTACAATCCAATAACGCGAGAGGTTATTTATTGCACCAATCGGTATAATTGCATCCATGAGCAAGGGCATGTTATTGACCATGGTAATGGCTGGGTATCGCTGTCCGACGAATGGAAAAACGCCGTTGATATTTACAGGCGGGTATTATGGCTCAATCCAGAACAACGTGACGAACACAGCGACCGGATTTATAATTTCCCCGGCGTAGGATCACAGAAAACACCATGCAGCCCGTCGTCAATCTGCTTTTATCAGGGAGGCTGGGGGGATTATACGGAATTGTACGCCGATATATGGGCTATGTACGACGGGAACCCGCCGGATTGTTTCAAGGAATTTTATTATGATAACAAAATAAAAAAATGATGTATAATGATTACAACTAAATAGGTATATAGACCGAGAGACCAAAGAGCCGCAAGGTAAATAGGTTGAAAAGTCAACAAGCCGTTTTTGTATCCTGGAGGATACGGAAGCGGTTTTTTATTTTACTCACAAAAGGAAAAGCGAGATGCCAGACCAAACGAACCAAAACGCGCAAGATGGCGCAAACCAAAACAACCAGGCAACGAATGAGACATTTGATACCTGGCTTGAAAAAGCAGACCCGAAGGTAAAGAGCATGTATGAACAACATACATCCGGCCTGCTGAACACCGTAAAAGCGACCCGTGAAGAACGGGATGCCGTAAAGGTTCAGATCAAAGAATTAGCCGCAAAAGCCGATAAGGGAAGCGAGCTTGAAAAATCTTTGACTGAAACCATGACGAAACTGGAAGCCACAGAACGCCGGGCAAACTTTGTAGAAGAAGCGGTAAAACCTGGTATAGACTGCCGCAATATCAAAGCTGCTTATGCTCTGGCTGTAACCCTGGATGCTTTCGACAAAAAAGGGAACCCACAATGGGACGCGCTCAAAAAAGAAGCGCCCGAATTGTTTGGAAAAATCAACCCGTCAACCCACGGCGGGAATGGTGACGGCAATAATGTCGTTACCGCATCAATGAATGATTTTATCCGGCGGAGTGCCGGACACTAAAAAAAGGAGTAGTACAAAATGCCGTATAACAATGTAATTTCCCGTACCGATGCCGCCGCGCTCATTCCCGAAGATGTCAGCGCCGAGATTATGAACTCGGTTGCTGAAATGAATCCTATCATGCGACTGGCCCGCCGCCTGCCCAATATGTCAACTGCTCAACGCCGCCTGCCTGTCATGTCGGCTCTGGCTACCGCTTATTTTGTGAGCGGTGATACTGGCCTAAAACAGACCAGCGAGGTTGACTGGTCAAACAAATATATTGACGCTGAGGAAGTGGCCTGTATTGTGCCTATCCCCGAAGCCGTACTGGACGATGCCGGTTATGACATCTGGGGCCAGGTAAAACCGGAAATTGAAAAAGCTATTTCCGTTGCCGTTTCCAAAGCTGTTTTATTCGGTACGAATATCCCCGCTTCATGGACAACTGACCTGGGCGCTGCTGGTATCGCTGCCGGAGCAACCGCCGCCGGAAATACCGCTTCTATCGCCGCCTTTGCGGATATGTACGAAGCTGTTCTGGGTGAAACCGCCGGGGGCGTTGATGGCCTGTTTATGAAACTTGAAGCTGAAGGTTTCATGGTCACCGGCAACATTGCTCACTTGTCCATGAAGGGCAAACTGCGCAATACACGCGACAGCAACGGCCTGCCTATTTTCAAGAGCAACATGCAGGATGCCACTCGTTACGAACTTGACGGTTCGCCTATCTTCTTCCCCACCGACGACACCATTGCCGCTGCTACCGCTCTGATGGTTTCCGGCCAGTGGGATCAGTTAGTTTATTCCATGCGCCAGGACATCACCTACAAGGTGCTTGACCAGGCCGTTATTCAGGACGCCAGCGGAGCGATCATTTATAACCTGGCTCAGCAGGATATGGTAGCTTTACGCGCCGTTGTTCGCCTCGGTTTCGCTCTCCCCAATCCTATCAACCGCGTCCAGCCCACCGAAGCAAGCCGCTACCCGTTCGCTATTTTGACCGCCTAAAGGAGGCTTGTCATGGGTTTATTCCCTCGCAACTTGAATGAGTATGTGTCCTCGATGGGTATTCCTCGCGGGCCGAAAAGTAAGGTGTTTTTAGTCGATCCTGTCAATGGGTCTGACAGTAATCCTGGAACATCCTGGCAAGCACCGCTTAAAACCCTGATTGCTGCTGAAGATTTATGCACTGCCAATCAGCACGATACCGTTTTATTCCTGTCAGGCGCCACCGCTGACAATCCGACTGCGTCAATCGCATGGGATAAAAGTTATACCCATCTTGTTGGCCTGTCATCGGATGTATACGGCGTAGGCCAGCGCTGCCGTGTCGTTGCTCTTGCTGCTACTGCTCTTTCGCCCGTGATTACTTTTTCCGGTAGTGGCTGCATCATCAAAAATATGCAGTTCAACAACGAAAAAGCTGCCGGGGCTGCGTCAGGCGTGGCCGTCGTAAGCGGTGAACGTAACTACTTTGAAAACGTGTTTTTCATGTGTCCAACCGCCACCGATGCGGCCAGTTATTCACTTAAGGTAACCGGCGGAGAAAACGTGTTCAAACGTTGTACCGTTGGTCAACATACCCTCGTCCGCACGGCTGCATCATATAGCCTGTGGATTCAGGGCGCTGGCGATACTCAGCGTAATAAGTTTGTTGACAGCGAGTTCTTTTCCTGGTCAAGCACCACAGATCATGTCCTAGTGAAAATTGCTACCGATGTTACCGTTGAAGCCTGGACGTTGCAATTTGAAAATTGCTTATTTGCCAATCTGATAAGCGGTGCTGGTACTTTGACCGCTGCCATTGTTGACGGGGCCACGGACGCTGGGCACCGCGTGATTATGCGCGGCCATGAAAACGCAGTATTGGGATGCACAGCCGTTGCTAATCCTTTGACATACGTTTATACCGCTGAGGTTGGTGGGACGCAATCCGGTTTGTTGATGACAGCAATCAACGAAAGCTAATCTAAAAAAATAACGGGCGGGTGAAAATCCCGCCCAGGAGTATCAAAAATGACTATTTCTACTACTGTGACCGAACAAAAAGGCTGGTTTAAATTCACCCTGACTGGAGCCGCATCAACCGATAATGCCGGACTTGGGCAGATTGCAAACCCCGAAGGCGTTACACTGGGTATCACCCGCGCTTTTATCTTTGCCCGTACCGGTTCAACTGGAGCGGCTAATCTCGATCTTGGTATCGGCGCAAGCGGGGCGAAGGCCTCTGATATTTGCTCCGCCATGGATGTCATCGAAGCGACTATCGGAGGGGACTTGACTTATTTACCCGCCGCGCAGGCTGCTGAAACAGACAGCCCGACCGCTTTATGGACTTCCACAACTTACCTGACAGCTACCGGCTCTGCCTCAACCGTTGGCCTTGATGCGGATGTGTACGTTGAGTACATCCGCCTGGCATAACCAATAAACAAACGGGGAGGGGCAACCCTCCCCAAAGGTTTTATTTATGACAACTTTAGTGACAGCCGCACAAATAGCACAAGTCAGGCGCATGGTTGCAGAACCTACCACAACCACGTACAGCGACACGCTCATAACTGAGTTTATCGAAAGTTACCCGATGATTGACGAGTTAGGCGTAGAGCCTTATTATTGGGCGCAGACCAGCGGAAGCCCGACAAAAACGGCGAACACGACCTGGATACCGACCTATGACCTAAATGCCGCCGCCGGGGATATTTGGCAAGAAAAAGCCGCCGCTCTGGCTGCGCTGTATGACTTCTCTGCCGATGGTGGAAACTACCAACGCTCACAGGCTTACGATAATGCGCAGGCTATGGCGAAATACTACAAGTCAAAAAAGAGCCTGACGACAATTCACCTGGTGAAATCTCCGAAGGAAAACGCAATGGGCGCGGAGTGGATCGGGAATTTACCAGAACCTGACACAACCGGTAACGATGTTTCTTATCTGAGGTACTAATGTTCACGAGTGATGAATTATCAGGGTTCCGAACAGCGCAAACAGATCACATGATGGATACGTGTGTTATCCAGGCTTATTCATCTACTCAAAACTCATACGGCGAAGAAGTTGTGACCTACACGGACGGCACGGCGCTTGCTTGCGGTCTTGACATGCGGCCCGGAAATGAACGCCATAGCACACAATACACCACTACCGAATATGACGCTACAATCAGGCTCCCGATTGCAACCGCTCCCGATGTGCGCGACCGGATCAAAATAACTAAACGCTTTGGAGAAACATTATCAACCGTTCTCGTGTTTGAGATAACAGGCCCAATTCAACGCGGCCCGTCTGGGATCAGGATGCAGCTAAAAAAGGTGACGACATGAGCGACAAAGTGACCGTATCAGTTATAAAACTCGAAGATCATTTTGCTGATGTTCTATCCGCCGCGACTGGCGAACAGATAAAAAAAGCCGTGTTGCCTGGTGGATATGTCATTGAGGCATACGCAAAAATAAACATAGAAAAAACGTTTTCTAAAAAACAAACTGGCGCTATGGCAAATTCTGTTATTACAGAACTCGCGGAAGAAACGGAAACAAGCGCTGCAGTCAACGTTGGCCCAACTGTTATTTATGGTCGTATCCATGAGCTTGGCGGGATCGTTGAACCTGTGACTGCAAAAATGTTATCCTGGGTTGATGATGGGATCAGGGTATTTGCAAAACTTGTGCATATTCCAGCGCGGCCATACCTGCGCCCTGCTGCTGAAGAGCACACGGATGAAATTTTATCAGCAGTTGGAGAACAACTAAAACGGCAGATCGAGGATGCATTATGAGCGCACTTGAGGAAGGATTACTATCATACTTGACAGGATACGCCGGATTGACTGCGCTTGTGTCAACTCGCGTTTATTTATTCAAAATCCCACAGTCTGCTACTCTGCCGTGCATATCATTCCAGCGAATATCCACGCCGAAGATCACCACGATGGATACCAGCGGATCAGGTAATGATCTGGCTTATCCATCCTTCCAGTTTGATGTTTGGGGAAGCGCATACTCAACCGTCAAGCCTATCTGTAATCAATTACTAGCCGCTCTCAACGGAAAAACTGGAAATATTGGGAGCGGAGCAAATATCGTATCAATTCAGGCGTCATTAGTAACCGGTGAAGCGCCGGAATATGACCCTGAAACCAATCTTTATAGGAGCCGGATGACGTTTACAATCTGGCTAATGGAGTAGACAAAATGGCAAAACGTGCAGCTTTCGGAACTGTGTTAACTCGCACCTCTCCCTCATCTGGTTCTGGTGTGGTCGGGCAGGTTCAATCTTTTGATGGTCTTGACCTCTCCCTGGATACTGAAGATGTGACCAGTCACGACTCGGGCGGTGGCTGGGAAGAAGTTGTCCCTACCATCCTGCGCTCGGGTGAGTTGGGAATGAAAATCGTATTTGATGCCGCTCTCGCTTCTCATGGTATGAGTGGATCTGGTCTGTTGTATCAGATGGTCAACAAAAACCTTTGCGGTTTTACCCTGGCCTTCCCGTCTGGATCCGCTTCTACAACCTCATGGCCTTTCAATGGCTATGTAACCGGCTTCAAGGTCGGCGAGGAACATGACGGCGCTATGACTGCCGATGTGAAAATCAAAATCAGCGGTAGTGTGGCTCTGGCCTAACGGAAGGTAAAAAATGAACTCTCTCTCACGTGACGCGATCTTGAAAGCAAAAGACATCAAACTTGAAAAGATCGATACCTCGGAATGGTTCGGCGCTGATACTTTCGTATTTGTCAAAGGGATGACTGGAACTGAACGCGATTCTTTTGAGGCGTCAATTTTGACAATGAAAGGCAAAAAGCAGGAAGTGAACCTGGCTAATTTACGCGCAAAACTCGCCGTCCGTACGCTTTGCGATGAAAACGGCTCACGCCTGTTTACTGATGCAGATGCCGAAGATTTAGGACAACATAATGCCGCGTTTTTGCAGAAGGTATTTTATGTGTCTCAAAAATTATCCGGTATCGGTGATGATGAAGTGAAGGAGATGACCGAAGGGCTAAAAGACCCTTTCGGCGCTTCACCTTCCGGCTCTGTTTGAAACTTGGCGGGATGACACGCGCAGAAATGTTAGAACGCATGTCATCCCGCGAGTTAACCGAATGGCAGATATTTTCTAACTCTGAACCGTTCGGTTTTGAGGCTGATTTTATCGGACACGCACAAACTGCACAGGTCATCGTAAATAGGAACCTCGGAGAGAATGAACAACCATACGACATAAAAGAATTTATGCCGAAAATCGAGGAAAAACAAAACGAGATGACACCGGAAACGCAGACCCTATATTTCAAAATGCTTGCTGAAGCTTTCGGCGGTCAGGTGGTGATAAGTGGCTAATACTCTAATGAGTTTGTTAGTAAAACTTGGACTGGATAGCTCGGATTATAAAACCGGGTTGTCAGATGCCGAAGGGCAGGCTAAATCTTCTTCGTCTAGTATCGTTTCCGGTTTGTCTGCCATTGGCGGGGCGGCTGTAATGGGGGGTCTGGCCGCTGCCGCTGGTGGTGTTGCTGCTATAACCGGTTTCCTGGGTGACAGCGTCAAAGAAGCACAGGCTGCCGAAGGGATACAAAGCCAACTAGCCGCCGTGTTGAAATCAACCGGTGGGGCGGCTGGCGTTACCGCTGACGAAATCAACGAAATGGCAAGCAATTTATCAAACCTGACAGGGATTGAGGATGATACGATTGTCAGCGGTCAAAATATGCTGCTGACATTTACAAACATTGGAAAAGATGTTTTTCCTGAAACAACTCAAACAATGCTTGATATGTCCGCCGCTATGGGACAGGATTTGAAATCATCCGCGCTACAACTTGGGAAGGCTCTCAATGATCCAACTCAAGGCATGACCGCTTTAACTCGCGTGGGCGTGACGTTCACCGATGAACAAAAAAAGATGATTGAAAGTCTGCAAACTTCCGGCGATATGGCCGGTGCGCAAAAGATTATACTCGCTGAACTCGCAAGGGAGTTCGGCGGCTCCGCTTCCGCTGCCGGGAATACATTTTCTGGGACGATGAACAAAATCACCAACCAGATTGGAAACCTGAAAGAGGAAATAGGCGGGCGGCTACTCCCTGAACTGAGTAAAATGATAAATATTTTTGTTCAATGGGTAGAAACGCCGTATATTCAATCTTTCATCAAACAATTTACAGATGGAATAGTAAATATTGCGACTGTTGTTATATCCAATATTCCGGTCGCTTTCAATATTCTGATAAATACTTTTAATTGGCTATCACAAAATCAAGGCGTGATTGTCGGCGCTCTGGCTGCTATCGGCGTTGCCATTGCTGTTTTTGCTGCCACTTCTGCCGCCGCTTTATGGACCGCCATGGCTCCGCTGCTTCCGGTTATCGCGGTTATGGCTGCCGTTGGCCTGGCCGCCTATGCTCTGTATGAGATGTGGAATAGTAACTTTGGAAACATTCAGGGGACTGTAAACGGATTATTGTCAGTTTTTCGCCCGATATTTGACGCGATTGTATCCTGGTTGCAGGTAAATATTCCGCTTGCAATTCAAACAATGGTTAGTTTTTGGAATGGCACATTATTACCCGCTTTCATGGCTGTTGGTGGATGGATAAACGATAACCTAATGCCATTATTTCAGGCAATAGGTAATCTAATCGGGGCCGTTCTCAAAAAAGACTTTGAGGTTTTATCGGCTGTGTTCAATACCGTTTTTATTCCGGCTATCAAGGAAATATTCAAATGGTTGAATGACAACCTGATGCCAATTCTCGCACCTCTCGCCGCGTTTATCGGGGAGAAACTTGTTCAGGCGTTTGGCTGGCTCGGAGATCGAATAAAAGAGGTCGCCGGATTTATCAACGGCATGGCAAACGCGCTAAATGGTTTGTCTCTGCCGTCATGGCTTACGCCCGGTTCACCAACTCCTTTCGAGATGGGATTACGCGGCATATCGGACGCTATGGGCGGTCTGACAAGTACAGAACTCCCGAAGTTATCCACTGGCCTTGATATAAAATCCGCTCCGCCTGCATCAATCGCAAGAGAATCGTATAATTATGGTGATGGGCAACAGACAAAGGCCGAATATACCGGACCTTCTGCTGCTGAAATTGGAAGGCAAACCGCTTTAGCATTTATCCAGATGGGACTTGGGAGCTAAATGGCCGCGATACCGACTATATCAGTTGAGGCAAAACTTGACGGTACAAACTGGACGGATATAACCGCTGATGTTATCGGTAATATATCGGCAGAATATGGCATACGTGGAAACAGTCCTCTTGATCGTGTTGCAAGCCCTGGCGAAGCGAATATTATTCTCAACAACTCTGAAACCAATTCCGCCGGACTGATTGGCTATTACACTCCTGGAGGCGTAAACTGCCGGACTGGATTTGATACTGGGCTTATCATTCGTATCAGGATAACTCACGATGGGCGCACAAAAACGAAATTCTACGGGCGCGTGCCTCAAAAGTGTATCAGTCCTCAACCTGGTATTTTATCCGCAAAACGTACCACTGTAAAAATACGTGATTGGATAGATCAGGCCAGTATTCACGAATTATCACTGCCATCTTTTCAGCAGAATAAAAAAATATCTGAAGTGGTCGCCGCGATCGTTGCCAATATGCCAACAGCGCCGTTATCAACGGATTATAAAGATGGTCAATACACTTTCCCAAGTGTTTTTGATACCGTCCGAAGCAAGACAATCGCATTATCCGAATTTCAAAAGGTCGCAATATCTGAACTCGGTTATATTTACTCAATCCCCGGCATCGCGTCTGATGAAGTGCTGGTAGTGGAAGGGCAATACACCCGTAATAATGACGTTGCAACTTTATCAGAAATCCCATGCTCAAAAGAGGACATCGGGAAGCTGAAGCTGAACGCTGGCGGCTTTTTGAAGCTGAACGCTGGCGGTTATCTGCTGTTGAATTGTAAAACAACAGTCACATTTAACAACGCTTTTATCTCCGCTTCATCGCCCTATGGGGAAAACTCATATAACCGCATAAAATCAACCGCTTACCCTCGCCGTGTGGATGCTTCCGCCGTTACCCTTGCAACCCTGCAAACTTCAATAGCCGTCAACCCATCCGAGAGTGTAAAATTTATTTTGCGTTATCGTGACCCCGCCGGAATATCTAACAATGTATCCGGTATCAATATGATCAATCCGGTTACAACAACGGATTATCTTGCTAACTCTGCCGCCGATGGAAGCGGAACAAACCTGACGGCAAACTTTAGTTTATCTGTTACATTCGGCACTGGTGATGCAGAAATAACCGTTACGAACAACGGAGGATCAGCCGGATATTTATTATCAGGCTCAAAACTACGCGGCTATGGTGTTTATATCGATGATCCGATTGACTCAATCGAAGAAGATACCGCAAACATAGCCCAAAACGGTACAAACCAGCTTACGCTCGACTGCCGCTATCAAGCTGACCCGCTAAACACGCTTTCATTCTCCCAGGCCTTGATTGATATTCTTGCAACCCCGCGCATCGATTTAAGCAGCGTTACATTTTGCGCGAATAGATCAACGGCGGCCATGCTTGCTTTTATGTATGCTGAAATCGGAATGAGAATACACGTCAACGAAACTGTGAATGGTATCGATGGTGATTTTTATATCCAAAATGTGAAATATACCATCCAACCAGGAGGCTTGATCTATTGCACATGGATACTCAAAAATTCAGGTTATGATGCTTACGGTTTTGCCGTCTGGGATACTGACGCATGGGATGACGGTTCAAAATGGGGATTTTAGGAGGTTTTTATTATGGCTTATGACACACCTGTTACCGTTGCGGCTGGAGAAACAACCAGCGCAGCTAAATTTAATAAACTTGTTTCATCCGTTCTGGCTATCTGGAAATACGGCGCTATCGGCGATATGGATTATTATGACTCGTCAAGCACGAAAGCGAGAATACAAATCGGTACAGCCGGGCAGGCTTTGCGCGTCAATTCTGGTGCAACCGCGCCGGAGTGGGGTGATAATAAGTTTGCGATTATTGTAACCATTGGAAACGGTCTGGATGTGATTACAACAGGCGTGCAGCCATTCGCTGTTTATATTCCACAGGCTTGCACCCTGCAAAAAGTTGAGATTGTATCAGCGGATAATACTAGCGGGTCAATCGTGATTGATATTTGGATGGATAGTTATGCCAATTTCCCCCCAACGGACGCGGATAGTATCACCGCTTCAGCACCTCCAACAATAAGCAGCGCAACAAAGGCCACAGATAGCACTTTGACGGGCTGGACAAAGGCACTTCCCGCTGGTTACTGGCTCCGCTTCAATGTCGATTCTGCAACCAGCCTCAAGGTTGTTTCATTGGCTTTATCAGGGCTAAAGGTGTAATTATGCCGACACTAATCGCAAATGCAACCGACAGCGCGAGAACATCCGGGGCGAATGATTTAAATTATTCATTCTCCCTGGTTGGAAGGGAAGGATTGACACCGCCTGATTATATGCGCGGCTGGATGCATTTTGATTACTCGTCAATCCCTTCATCTGCAACTATTTTATCCGTATCTTTACAGCTCTATCAATATGATATTCCCAGACCATACGCGGACGCAAGTTTTATCATTCGTCGGGTGACAAGCTCATGGAATTATACAACCATAAAACGCTCAACGGAGCCAACCCAGGACAGTACAGGATTGTCTATTTTATTGATGAGCGCAAGCGGGGCAGATGGATATTATACGTGGACGTTTGACGCTTACGGAATTGCCAGGATACAAGCCGCCGTTTCTGGAAGTGAAACAAACTATGGGTATCTTGTCAGGCTTGCGAATGAGGCAGATAACACGATGCACGCATTTTATGACCATACCAACGCGAACCCGCCTAAATTGTCAATCACATATCGAGTCAACGGGTCTCAACCTGTTATAATGTTTTATTAGGAGATGTAAATTATGACTGACTATTTTATGCAGGAACTTCCCAGCGCCGCCAGCGCCGAAATAGATAATATCCTTCACATCGTCAAAGACCCGACCGGTACGCCTGTTGATTATAAGATAACCGTTGAAAATTTACTGAACTCATCAGGAATAACAAGCGAGATTGAAAGAATCCTGAATGGAGACGGGTTTATATCAGAAATAAAAGTTGATGGTTCGGCACATGCGGCTACATCAATTGATATAACATCTGGCTCTAACATAACATTAATACCGACATTGACGAGCGGAAGTCTGACGCTCGAAATCTCCTCCACAGGCGGCGGGGGCGGGGGAGGGGCGGTTCCATCCTGCGACAATAATTCTATATCTAGTGATTTAACAGCGTGGGCATCGTTTCAGTCCTTGATAAATTCTTCTGTAAACAGTGGCAACGTATTTAGTCATCCAATTCCATCAACCTATTCGTTAGCATACACCGTTGGTAGTGCTTACTATGGCGGAGTTCTTGCCCCTGACGGAAGTATTCATTTTGTACCACTTA